ATGGAAGCACGCCAATCCCCGCCAGCCAATACGAATGGTGGAAGAGCCAGAATAAGCCTTCGGCCCGGGCCCAGGCCTACCGCGACGGGCGGGTTCGCACCTTGGACAGGGAAGGTAACGAGATATCGCCGGAGACGCTTAAGGCCACCGACCCGCGATACATACAGTATTACCGCGGCAGGTAGCGCGCCGGCGGCTGGCTTTGGTATACTGGCTACCTGTACACCCCCCCTAGCTTCAGGAGTTCCCCGTGCAGCAGAAGTTCAAGGTCGGCATTGTCACCTTTTCGTATGGCGGCAACGGCGGAATCTCGTCTGAGGTCCCGGACATCCGTGAGTGGATGATTCCGCTGGTCAACAAGGCGGTCAAGGACCCCCGCGTTGACGGCGTGCGTGTCTGGAATCTGGCGGACACGCCGATCACCATGACCCGCAACCGGGCAGTCATCCAGGCCAGGGAGTACGGCCTGGATGTCCTGGTGATGGTGGACAGCGACATGAAGCCGGACATCCACGCCGACCACCCAGACGCCAGGGAGTTCTTTCCTACCTCCTTCGACTTCTTGGTTGATCACTACCACAAGGGTCCGTGCGTGATTGGTGCCCCGTACTGCGGCCCGCCTCCGGTGGAGTGTGTCTATGTGTTCCGGTGGAACAACCTCCAGTCCGAAAACCCCAATCCGGACTTCCAGTTGGAGATGTACGACCGGCACACGGCCGTGAAGATGGCCGGCATCCAGGAATGTGCCGCCCTGCCTACCGGGCTTATCATGTACGACATGAGAGCATTTGAACTCACGGAGCCCAGGACTGCGGAAGACAAGCCATGGTTCTATTATGAGTGGAAGGACCGCTTCTGTGCCGAGAAGGCCTCCACAGAAGACGTGACCATGACTAGGGACCTGTCTTTGGTTGGCACTCAGAAGCTGGGCTACAACCCGGTGTACTGCAACTGGGACGCCTGGGCTGGCCATTGGAAGCCGAAGTGCGTTGGCAAGCCGGTTGTGATGGCTGCATCGGACGTGAGCGCCAAGATGCGGGCGTCCTTGGAGTCTGGCTACGAACATGACACCAAACTGGTGGACTTCCGCTCCCCCGTAGCGGACAAGCTTGCCAAGCTCCAGGACTTTGATGGCATGGGCATGGATTTGCCTGCCGTGGACGCCATGGCGTTGGGAAACCTGATCCAGGACTTCTTGCGTGAGCATGGCCGCGCACCCACGGTGTGTGAAGTAGGCTCCTGGGCCGGCAGGAGTGCCATCGTCATGGCCAGGGCAGGGGCCAGGGTCACCTGCGTTGATACCTGGGAAGGCTCCAAGAACGACGACGGGTGCAAGGCTTACGACAAATCCCGCGGCACGCCGCTGGAAGTCTTCCTCCGCAACACCGCGGGCTATGACATCACGCACGCAGTGGGTCGCTCCCCGGAAGTAGCCGGCACGTTCCCGGACGGGGCGTTCGACATTGTCTACATCGACGCTGAGCATGACCGGGAGTCGGTGGAGGCGGACATCAAGGCGTGGCGGCCCAAGGCCAAGCACTTGCTGGCAGGCCATGACTACTATGTGTTTAAGGGAGTCCGCCAGGCCGTGCAGGACAGCGAACTGGTCTACACGGTCGAAGGGAACGTATGGAAGGCGAGGCTAGACCTCGCCCTTGCTGACGATGTCATCTACTAAGCAGTGCGTTAAGTGCCAGAAGGTCCTGCCCCTTCATGCGTTCCATGTGGCCTCTGATGGCCGCAGGCACAGTCAGTGCAAGAAGTGCCGCAGCGAGTATGAGAAGAAACGCCGCAAGCGGAAGAAGGACGAACGCCTAGACAAGATCGAAGCCGATGCGGTCGATACGTTCTGCCAGGTGGCTCGTCTTGGCGGTGCGAACATCCCGCATGCCGCGGAACTTTTGGAGACGCTCCTGGAGTACACCGGGGGCGTCCGGGGCTTTGCCAACCTCTTCATGAAGCAGTATTACGACTCACCCCCAGGGGGGGCGCATCGAACTAAGCAGTTGGAGACCATCGTCCGGCTGGTCACCAACAACACCGCTCTTGGCGGGGCCAAGAAACCGCTTGCCCTGTGGAGTGAGGAAGAGCTGGAGGAGGAGCTGAGGGATCGACTCCTGGAGACGGCAATCACCATTAAGGCGTTGCCGGCACCGCATGAAGAAGCACCCGCGCCAGATACCAGAGCCTCCTAAGCCGCCTATCGTCCCTGGCATCACGCAGCACTCCCTGAGCGTCCTGAAGGAGGTTCAGAGCGAGCTGAAGAGCCGGAAGATAGAGGCGTTGCGTCTCTATCGACCGATGGCCCACCAGGAGCTGATGCACGCCTCCACGGCCTCTGAGCGGATAGTGCTTGGAGGCAACCGAAGCGGCAAGAGCCTTTCCACGTTTGTCGAAGACGCCCGTGCCCTGACTGGCCAGGACCCGCATGAGAAGTACCCCAAAGAGGGCGGCAACCTGGTGGTTGTTGGGAGGAACTGGCCGCACATCGGCCTGGTCTGCTACCCGATGCTCTTCAAAGCCGGGGCGTTCAAAATGATTAAGGACGAGGAGACGAAGGAGTGGCGAGCCTTCGATCCCGTCAAGGATGCCGACCGCAAGGCCGAGGCCAAGCCGGCCCCGCCGTTGGTGCCACCAAGATTCGTCTCAGAGACTTCCTGGGTCCTGAAGAACGCCGGCTACTGCCAACGGGTGGTCCTGGCGAACGGCTGGACGGTCCACTTCTTCTCATCGGAGGGTGAGCCGCCCCAGGGGTTCCAGGCCGACCTTGTCCACCTGGACGAAGATATATCAAACCCCTCTTGGGTGGGTGAAATGCAGGCCCGCCTGGCTGACCGCAAGGGAAGGCTAATGTGGTCAGCCATGCCGCACTCCAAGAACGACGCCCTGCTGGGGCTGTGCGAGCGAGCCGACAAGGAGCGGGAGGACGGCATCGACCCTCCAAGAATCGAAAAGTTTGTCTATCGGTTCCTGGACAACGACCACATCGACCCGGAGGAGAAGGAGAAGAACATCGCCCGGTGGTCGGCCCTGGGCGTGGACGAGCTTCGCATGCGGGCCGAGGGGGAGTTCACCCAGGACTCCATCCTGATGTACCCCAACTTCTCGCCAGTCCACATGATGAGCCTAGAAGGGGGCGTACCGCATGAGTGGACCCGTTATGTAGCGATTGACCCCGGCCACACAGTGATGGCTTGTGTCTTTGGGGCGGTCCCACCTGACGAGCGATTCCTGCTAATCTACGACGAACTGTACATCCGTAACGCTAACGCACTGATCTGGGGCGAGGAGTTCGCCAAGAAGGTGCGAGATCAGCATATCTACGCGGCCATCATGGACATGCACGGCGGCACGCTCAGAGACCTTGGCTCCGGCCGGCTGCCGTGCGACCTGTATTCAGAGCAACTGAGAAACCGGAAGATTCGCTTCCAACTGGGCGGCCATCAGTTCATCCCTGGATCGGATGACATCGTCGCCAGGACGAGCCTGGTCAGGCAGATGCTCCACATCCGGGGCGATGGAACAACACAACTGCGGTTCCTGGAGGGAGCCTGCCCGGAGCTGATCCGGGAGATAAAGCGATACAAGAAGAAAGTGATCCAGAGCAACTCCGGGGCGTTCGTCACTGACATGCCCAACACCCGCGGCGAAGTCCACGCCGTCCAGTGCTTGGAGTACCTCTGCGCCTATGAGCCGTCATACCACGCCCCCCCGTCTACGCCGGCCGCCGACCCCTGGTGGGTGAAGTGGCTGGCGGAGAGAAAGAAGCGGCGGGGCGAGGATGGTAAGGGTTACGTCTGTTTGGGTCCTACAAGGAGCTAGTTATGTGGTCGATGCCTGAAGCCGGTCTTGGTGATACCGTCCTGTTCCGCCCCCATGAGGGTGCCGAGGCCCAGATGGCGTTTGTGGCCAAGGTCGGCAGGGACACGCTCTACCTGTGGGCCCTGTCCCCTGGGTACGGGGGTGTCGAAAAGCCGTCTGTCCACCACGTCGATGACCCCCGCCTGGCGGACAACCCGGAGTGGAAGAAGTTCGGCACCTGGGAACACCGCCCGCGGGACCCCCGGATTGCCCAGCTCTCCGAGCGGCTTTCGGCCCTGGAGCGGCGTTCACCGGGCAATAAGAAGTAGCCCAGGAAACTCCGATGTCTGAGACAAACCCGCTCCGCCCCATCGTTAAGGGGTGGCTAGAAAAGATTCACCTGGCCAAGGAGCATAAAAAGCCCTTCCAGGAGGACGCCGAAGAGGCGATGAACTTCTATGACGGCGACAACGCATGGATGTTCAAATCTGAGTACAGCCGGGGCGAGAAGGGGTTTGTCAAGGGCCTAGCGCCGCCGGCCTTCCGGATGACCGTCAACCGGGTCTGGGAGGCCGTTCGGCTCTTTGGCTCAGTCATCCACCACCGCAACCCGTCCCGGGTCTGCACGCCCCGCCAGCATCCGATCATCGCCCCGCAGATGCTGGGGATCATTCCGCAGCCGCCGGTCCCGCAGATGGGTCCGGACGGCCAGCCAGTCATGGGGCCCGATGGCCAGCCGGTGATGATGCCGGACCCCATGATGCAGATGTACCAGCAGATGGTCCAGCAGACCCAGTTCCTCTCGGAGCGGCGGAACGTCATCTCCAAGCTGATGGATGAGTACCTGAACTACTCAGCCAATGAGATGAACCTGAAGGACCAGTCCCGGATGGTGGTGGACGAGGCCCTGATCAAAGGTGCCAGTTGCTGGTTCACGGAGTTGTACCAGCCTCCCGGCTCCGACCAGCGGATCGCTACTTCGTTCTATGAGTCCTTCGACAACATCGTCTGGGACCCGGACGCCGACAGTCAGGACGACATCCTGTGGCTGGCCAGGCGGAGGTGTCATCCCAAGGACTTTGTGGCCGCCAAGTTTGGCCTGAACCCAGAAGACCTGAAGGGCCACGCCGAGAGCTACGATTCTCGCAGCACCCGCAAAGAGCGGGGCTATGAGACTCGCAAGAAGATGGGCAAGACCAACGACCTGGTCACCTATTGGGAAATCTATTCCAAGACTGGCTTTGGTGACCGGCTGAAGGACGCCGACCAGCAGATTAGGGGCAAGTTCGATGCCCTTGGCGAATACTGCTACATCGTCGTTGCGGAGGGGGTGGACTTCCCGCTGAACGTCCCGCAGGAACTACTCCAAGAGGACGTGGACGAGACGGGCGTCCCCCCTGCACTGTTCGCCTCCTGCCAGTGGCCGATTCCATTCTGGGCAGAGCCCCACGGCTGGCCTTGTACCATTCTCCAGTGGTTCAAAAAGCCGGGCTACTCCTATCCCATCTCGCTGATCAAACCGGGGATTGGTGAGCTGCGGTTCATCAACTGGGCGATGTCGTTCATGGCGACCAAGATCGCCACCTCGTCCCAGACGATGATCGGCGTAGCCAAGGCCGCGGACAACGACCTGAAGGCCAAGATTCTGGATTCGGATGAGTCAGGCTTCAAAATCGTTGAAATCTCCGAAGCCATTGGCCGGAACGTCAACGACATCATCAGCGTGTTCAACTTGCCCGGCGTATCCATGGACATGTGGAACATCGTTGCCGCGGTCACGGAGCTGTTCGACCGCCGGGTGGGTCTGACAGAACTCATTTATGGCATGTCCAGAAATCAGTTCAGGAGTGCCGCAGAGGCCGCCGTGAAGGCTGAGCAGATTTCCGTGAGGCCCGACGACATGGCCAACACCCTGGAGGATGCTCTGTCAGAGGTGGCCCGCAAGGAAGCCTTCCTGGCGAGGTGGCTGGTCCAGCCCCAGGACGTTGCCCCTCTCCTTGGGCCCTTGGCTGCGCAGGCCTGGCAGATGCACGTCCAGGGCATGGACCCAGAGCAGCTTCTGCGGGAGTTTGACTTCCGCGTGGAGGCCGGCAGTGCGAGGAAGCCCAACAAGGGAACCAAGGTCGAACAGGTCAACCAGGCCATGCAGGTCATGATGCCTGTGGCCCAGGGCATGATGCAGGCCGGCATGCCGAATCTGTTCAACGCCTTGTTGGAGGATTGGGGGAGGGCCATGGACATCGATGTGAGTAAGTACCTGGTGCCGCCGCCGCCCCCGCCGCCGCCAGGACCTCCGCCGGGGCAGGAGCCGCCAGATGGAAATCCCGCTGACAATCAGCCGGCTGGGCCCGGAGGCTGAGGAAACCTACCGCAGGGCCCTGCCCTACGGTGAGCGATGGGCTGAGATGTGCGCCCTTCAGTGCCCTCCTGGGACCAAAGGGTCCGACAGGGCCTTCATGGAGGGGCGACTAAACCAGCAGTGGCTGGACAACATGCCCAAGAAGCAGGCAGAGACCATCCTGCGGGAGGCCCGTGCAGCCGGGATCGACCCTAGCGGAAAGGTCTATGTGGGCGGCCTGGCCGATGGCCGGGCCCACCGTGATCCTTTGGCGTGGGTGGACTCCACGGCGGACATTAAGAAGGTAGCGAGGCAACGCAACCTGACGGTGGAAGGTGCGGTGACCCACCATGGGACTCCCGTGCCACCCAAGCGGACGGTGCTGAATGAGCGAATCATTAAGGAGGAGCTGCCCCGCTACCGCAAGCGGCATCCTGGCAAGAAGGATGGCGAGCTGCGGGAGATGATCATCAACAAGCAGGCACATCCAAAGAAGAGGCAGGGCAAATGATCGAAATCACCCGGTTCCAGAACACCGTCAGTATCGTTGCGTCCAGCGCCGCTGCGTCAACGAGCCCACGGTTCGCCTTCACTCATATGGCTGGTGCTGGGGTGCTGATCGGCAACACGGCCGGTGCCACCCAGATCGACTGGTACGGTGCCCACGGCCAGAACGAAACGCCCCTGGCGATCTACGCCGATGGCTCCGCTGTGACAACTGCTGTGACAGTGGGTGCCCACCCGGTGCCTGATGCCTGCTTTGCCTTCCCGTTTGTCGTTCCGGTGGTGACAGGCAATACCACCTGCGCCATGACCGTCTGCCTGAAGGGTTAGCCATGTCCGTACCATCATTCCCGCCTCGCTCTGAAGACACCGTCAAAAGCGTAGCCGCCGGCATCGCTGGGGCTACGGAGATTCGCAACATTGTGACCCTCTCCCAGAGCGACTACGACGCTCTCTCGGCCCCGGACGCCAAGACGCTCTACATCATTACGTCCTGAGAGAGCCTCATGCCAACTTACACTGACGAGTACACGCCGGGCGATATAGCGGCGGTGGAATCCAGCCTGCGCACTTCTCGGTCACCGGAGGATCTGATCCGCAGGCTGCGTTTGGTTCGGGGCGCGCGGTCGCCGTCCATGGCGCGGCACGCGGCGTTGATTGCGGTTGCGGACATCCAGGCAGGGGACAACCACCACATTAACTACGACAAGTTTGTGGACGGCGGAGTGCTTGATGCGTTGACGGCGGAATCCCAAGGAAGGCCCTTAACCCCTGAGCAAATCCAAATCATGAACCAGCGATACCGCTCGGCCGGCACGCCGGCCCACCAGTCGCTGGAGCGGCTCTACGAATCATCCGACAAGCGCTGGGACCGATAAGTCCCAAGAGAGAGGCTCTAGCGTCATGCCGCTGAAACTAGGCACCCAGGACGTAACGCTGAAACTCGGCAGCCAGGACGTTAAGGCGTACCTGGGGGCGGAGGAGGTGAGTGCGTTTGACCCGACAAGCATTGAAGGGCTGGTCGGCTGGTATGACTCGCTAGACCTGACGGCGATGGCCCAGAACAGCGACGGCACGGGTGTCGTTGCCGTTGGCGATCCGGTCGGCTACTGGGCCGACAAGAGCGGAGCCGGAAACCATGTGACACAGGCCACGCCGGCAAACAGGCCGACCGCCACAGCCTCTGCCGTCAACGGCAAGACTGCACTGGTGTTTGATGGGAGCAATGACTCTCTAAGCAGAACCGGGTACACATCTCAGACCAGCCTTAGCGGTCTGACGAGAATCATGGTTGTGTCGTCCAGCCAGGTTAGCATGGCGACTCGCACTTTGACCTCTGGACTGGCTGAAGCCGGTGGTGGTCAATGCTTCTTTACAACAGGGTCTTCTCCTGCTGTCATCCGTTGCTCAATCAACACATACCACTTAGACGTAGCCAGACAAGGAGACACCATACCGCTACGGGTCTACGAAAGCGTCTATGACGGCGCGGCCGGAACAATGAAGACCTTTTATAGCGGAACGGAAGTTGCTTCTGGGGCTGGCGCGCCCGCTACCACTTCTGCAACCGCAGGCCCAATACTTTGGATTGGCTCAAATGTTGGGATCAATAACTTCATAAATGGGCCGATTGCCGAATACCTCATCTATGACCGCGCTCTCACCACCACCGAACGCCAGAAGATCGAAGGGTGGCTGGCGTGGCGATGGGGACTCCAGGCCCAACTGCCCAGCAATCACCCCTACGCCTACTCGTTCCCCGGCTTTGGCTCGCAGGCCCGGCCAGACAACGGCGATGCCTTGGCGTGGGAGTCGGCGGTCTACAGCAACTCTGGCAGCGTGA